GTGGCGGCCAAGGCCTCCACGTAGATCTTACGATCTACCGCCCCAGCAAAAGCTGGGACGCCCGACTAACCGTCCGATGTTCAGAACGGCGAGCCCCATCGAATTTTGATGCTGGTCTCGATTGGACGACCGGACACTTCAAGATGGTTAACATTAAAGAAAGGTTCACTTCCTTCTTTGATAAACCACTTGACGAGGGCCCAAATATCGTCTGTTTTCACAGGACGATCTTTGGAATGGACTACAGCTCCGTAGACTAACGGAGACTGATAGGCCCCATGGAGTCTGCCGGCTTGATACGGCACGACAAAACTCCACTTGCCCAACACAGGACTAGTCCTCTCAACGTATGGGAACGGTATCAAGCGTTCTATCCATTCGTCGAGCAGCCTAGCAGTTTTCCACAAACCAGCTTCGTAAAACTGGTTTCTAGTGGAAACGGCTGAGACTAGTTCCTCAGTGTCCTTGCGTGATGAAGGAAGAAATTTACGAACTTTGACGATTGAAACGTCTGATCCGTCATAGTATTCCTTACCACATGACTCTCTGAACTTACCAGTCCAGAAAGACTTGTCCCGGTTAACTTTTAGGTTAAAACCTTCAAGTGTTCGGATCACGCTCGGCACATATTCCACGGGGATAATGATATCATCCCCGTAAACGCGTACCTTACCAATTAGGGCCGAAAGGTCCTTCTTAGTAAGTTTCCGCTTGAGCTCTGACTCAATCCCAATGCAAATGAGGCAAAAGAAGAACATTGCTTCAATGGGAAAAGTCATTGCTGAACCCATGGACGCGAACTTGGAGAGAGTTATAACTTCTCCTCGTACGTCCGCCCTTGTAGAGCGACAAGCTTGGGTAGCATCACTAAAGATGCGTCCAGACTTCATCATCTCTATAACATGGCGGTTCACAACGCGGTCGGACGCTTCACTCAAATCGAGTGTTGCGAGAGATCCATCACTGGATCCCTTTTGAGCCATGAGCTGATTAGGCTCCTGGTTATCAAATCCCAGGAAGTGCGAGAGGAGTCTATCTCTCTCTAGCTTCCCCACAAGTGATATTGATAGAGCTTGCTGTGTATATTGCATACAGGTAGGCTCCATCGCTATCAAACGTGGTGCTTTGTGCGTCTTTAGAACATGAATAACCCTAACGGGTCGTTCATCTTCAGGTTCAAGAAATATGAAACGGTTACGGTACTCTTTTACGTACCTCGGATTAGGAAGCAAGTATTCCGTAAAAGGAAACTCACGATCTAATCTGACTGGCCATTCAACTTGCTCGAACTTCTTGTTTCCAAGAAGCCGATCAGCTGTCGAGCCAGGTCCGTGCTTCGGTATTAGATAGTCCTCGTAAAGCTCTTTTCGAGAGCTCCGCGAAGATTTCTCCATACAGAAGCCTACCCATTTCACCCACATTTCTGGGGGTGTACTGAGTCTCACCGGGAATTCCTTCCCAGCCTGACTGCAGATAGGTAGCCATATCTCTTTCACAATCGAGGAAATCACTGAAAGCTAAATCGATGCGATCTTTCGACGCCTCGACCTCCAGTTTACTGAAGGCGCGTGTGATCTGACGAACACACGCAATAGCTTCCGCTCGGTCAAGCAAATGCCGGTGGAACTTCATATCGAAGTCCACATAGGCATCCGCTTCTTCTTCAGAAACTTCCGAAGCAAGCTCCGGAAATTGCTGCCGAAAAGTGATCATTCCGTCCGTAAGGACATCCTCGATCAAGCGGCCACTTTCACGGTCGAAAATGAAATCCAGGAATTCCCCTAGAAATTTAGGGGTTTTCCCACGCTTGGACCAACCGGTCCAATCGTCAGGGACTACTCTTCTTCTGTCCAAAGCTTTTTCAAGCCCTAGGCAGAAGTTGGGTAAGGTTATTGTTAAAAACTCTAACCCTTCATTTTCAACGCGTTCCGTGATTGTTTTCCAATCACGGTCGGTACTAATGCCGCATCTGGTTCCGCATTCTAGCAGAACCGTCTGCATAAGTAACATTAGCCTTTTCATTTACTTCCTCCCTTTCTGTGGAGGCTAGCAAAATGCTTAGTCATGGCAAGTGTTGCTACTGATCTGGTTGGGGGCGGCTTGTAAAGACCGCCCCCCACCATCCCTATCGGTTTATGAGGCCGATGCAAGGCGGGGAAGCACCTCGCTGAAGGGACATTATTCACAGAATTGTGAATAACGGACAATTCCGGTTAGTTCTCGCCACCCAAAAGCTGGGTGACTCGAGCGCCGGACGACGCTGTGAGATAGGCAACGAGCCCATCTACAATGACCTTTTCTTCGGCTACAGTGTAACCGAAGACTGGAACGTCAACCACCAAGGACACACTCATTGAGTATGGCTTGTTGGTAGTCGGGTTCAGTGGGTCAGCAGCGGTCTTCGTGTCAGTGAACTTAATGACACGTCGGGTTCGCCTACCATATTGGTTGGCGATTGCAAGCTCTCGAGTACCATCATCTTTTGTGAAGGTACCGACGCCTGCACCCGAACTCGTACGCGGAAGCGTTTGAGTAAGAATCGTCTGAGGATCAGCAAATGCCATAACATTACCTTTGCAGTTAAACCTAATGGCCGATTTGGCCACTAGGGTATTTGTTGGACTAGTCTAGGAACTACTTAGCTAGCCCTGCAGATCGGTTGATACCGAGCGCTGCAATTATGGCAATCTGACGCGCTGATAAATTCGCGTCAGTAAGGCCAAACCCAAAAGGTGATGCCTTCACTCTCACCTTACGCTCTTGCGTAATGGTTAGAGTGATAGGACGGCAATCCCCTGAAACGGTGCTCTTAGTAGAGAAACCGTCCAAGGTGTAGGTTCTTATGATAGTTTTATGTTCCATCATATAACCATGCCTCATCACTAGACCGTCGCCTAGGAACGCGGAGACATTATGAAAAACATCTCCAGCGTTTGATACCCAGTCGGCGGCCCAGCTCCAAGGTGTGAGATTCCAGACAAGTTCGGGAGTCAGCCTAGTGCCCAGTAGCTTATTAGCATACTGTTCATAAAGGCTTAATTTCCCTAAAACGTTATCATCTAAGTTAAGATAATAACAGAACGCGCCTGAAAACCATCTATCGACAATTGTTTTCGTCTCTAGATGGAGCACACCAGGATTGAACCAACTGGCAGGAAGATTTCCTCCCTGCGGATAGTACGCCGAAGAAACTATCGACGATACTACAGTTGTTTCAGTAGGATAGCTGTATCTTCTTCTGATAAGCTTACCGGAGTCTCGCAAATATTGTTTTAGGATTTTATCATGACCCTTGACAACATTCGCAAAACTCCGCATATCAGAATAGAAGGGTCGCACTGCGAATTCCCAGTTGAGATATTCGGAGCTAAGTCCTTTTAGTGACTTTCCCCGCTCAAACTCGGAGCGCATTGCTTCCCCGGGGCGCTTCGGTATACCGTCGCGTTTTAACTCGCCAAGAAAATTGGCAAGCCCGGATACAGGGTTAGTAGGTATGCACCTTGCAATCGCCGTCGTCCCAGCAGCAATGAGATTCAGCCTTTCGGCTGGAGTCATTACGCTGAGCGGGGCTATTTCAGCATTTAGTGGAATCCACGGTAATAAGTGGCCCACCCAATCCTGATATTGATTGGAAAGGTTCTTGTTATGGAAGTACGTATTCCTTCCGCCATCAAGAGTTACTTTGGTGGTGAAGAAATCCGACCCCATATCAACATTTCTATAGATCGATCCCAACTTGGTAGCCATAATCTTAGGACTATGGTACCAAGGGAAGAGAGTACCTGTAGAAAGCGTAACCTGCTTACCATCTCGGTTTATAAGTGACCTCTGTACACTCACCGTTGGTGGTGTAGGAGGAGGCCAAGTCGTGACAATAGTTAATGTCCCTCCAAAACTGAAGGGACAGAAAACTCTGTCACGCCGAGATACTATACCATACATCGAGTTAATCCTTTTGGGGTTATAGGCATTTTCTCCAGCCTTGGCTGGTTGGAGAGTAATGCAGACAGTTCAAGAACTGCGGCACAGATCACTCTAGTACCGAGGGAGGCCCTAAG